GAAGGTGCGGGCCCTGCGCAGCGAGGATGGCGCCGTGTGGGTCCTGGCGCCGCAGTGGGAGGGCCGGAACGTGCGGGCCGGCCTGGTGCTGGTGCGTGGTGCGGTCTGCGGCACCCTGCACCTGCGCGATCTGGATCGGCCCCTGCTCACCTATGACGTGGTGGTCCCGAGGCGACCCGGCTACGGCTGGATCGAAGCGGGCACCCTCCTGCAGGCCGCTGCGGCGGCAACCTGAAGCATGGCCACCATCCTCTCGGTCCGCAGCCAGCTGGCGACCCTGCTGGCCAGCTATCTCGGCACCTACACCCTGTCGAACGGCTCGACCACGCCGGCGATCAGCGTGCGGGACCAGGGCGGCGCGCTGGCGGCCGGAACGACGGTGAGCGGGATTGAGTGCGTGCTGGTGGCGGAGCCGCTGCTGGAGCCGGTGCGGCAGTACCGGCAGGAGCATGCCATCGAGATCTGGACCGTCTATCTGGTGGACTGGAGCGGGGCCAGCGCGGCGCGGCTGCGGGAGGTGGCGGCGCGCATCTGCTGGAAGTTCCCGCGCAGCCAGACCTTCGCTATCACCGTTCCCAAGGGTGTGGGGCCCCGTAATCAGATCCGGGTGGATGTGCGCACGGACCCTGATCCGATCGTCGCCTGAGGGATGCGCCAGGGGCCGGAAACCTCTAGCGCAGTGATTGGTGCGGCGTGATGCCGCCTAATGCATGACCCTTTCATTCGATCGCTTCCCTCTCATGGCGGAAGCGGGAGAGATCCCGGCTGGCAGCGCCCCGGCGACTGAGCCCACCCCGCCCGCCAGCCCGGCGGCCAGCAACGGCGACCTGAGCGGCACCAACGACGTGGAGCGGGTGCTGGAGGCCCTGCGCAAAGAAAGGCAAGACAGGAAGGCGGCCGAGGCTGAACGGCAGCGCCTGGCGGCCCAGCTGCAGGAGCTGCAGTCCGGCGGGCAGGTGGACCCCCGCTTGTTCGAGGAGGCTCAGCGCCGAGCCGAAGCGGCTGAGCGTGAGCGGCAGGCGGCTCAGGCCCAGCTGGAGCAGGTGCGCCGGGAGACCGAGGGCAAGTTCTCCGGCACCGTCGAGCAGCTGACGGCGGAGCTCAACCGCGAGAAAGCCGAGCGCCAGCGCCAGGCGGTGCGCTTCGCGGCGCGGGATGTCTTCCTCGCCGCCGATGGCCGCACCGATGCGTCAGCCGATGGTGTGACCGCCTTCGACTACTTCTGGTCCCAGTTCGGCGGGCGCTTCAACGCCGACGACAAAGGCCTCTACGTGGCCGACAGCGACGGCGACCCGATGCTCGACGGTGAGACCGGCAAGCGGCTCGATCCGGTGAAGTGGCTGGCCGGGTTGAGGGATGACCCCCTCCACGGGATGCACTTCAAGGGCCAGTACGGCTCCGGCGGCGGCTCCCGCAGCAACCGCGACGGCCGGGCGATCCCTGGGGTGGATCCCACCAAGCTCAGCACTGAGGCCAAGTTCGCGGCTGCCTTCGGCCGCAAGCGCTGAGCCCAGCAACTGGCAGAGCGGGGCCGGAAAACTCCTGGTGATGGGCGTGATGCCCGACAACCCAGCGCCGCGTGACGTGGGCCGGGGGCACACCCAACACCTTGAGAACAATGGGCCTCACTCTGCTGGAGGCGTCGAAGATCGAGCAGGATCTTGCTCGCGGCGCCGTTATCTCCGAACTGTCCGAGGGACCCCTCCTCGGCATCATGCCCTTTCGTGATGTGGAAGGCGCCGGCATCTTCTACGAACAGGAAGGTGAGCTGCCGGCTGTCGGCTTCCGTGGCATCAACGAGACGGCCGATCACACCTACGGGGTGATGAACCCCCAGTCCGAAGCGCTCAAGATCTTCACCTCCGAGGTGGACGTCGATACGGCCCTGCTGGACTTCCACGGCCCCGAAGCCAAAGCCAACCAGATCCGCATGAAGGTCCGCTCGATGCGGATGACCCTCGAGGATCTGTTCATCAACGGCAACGAGTCCGTCAACCCCCGTCAGTTCGACGGCCTGAAGGCTCGCATCAACGACAACAGCTCCCAGTCCATCAACGAGAACGGCGCCCTGTCGCTGGGTTCGCTTGATGAGCTGATCGACGCGGTTGACGCCCAGGGCGGCCAGAAGGTGCTGCTGATGAACAAGAAGATGCGCCGGTACCTCACCGCTGCATCCCGCTCCACCACGGTCGGCGGCTTCATCACCTACAGCCAGGACCAGTTCGGCCGCCGGGTCGAGCAGTACGGCGATGTGCCCATCATCACGGTGGACGTGAACGCCCAGAACCAGCAGATCCTGCCCTTCACCGAAAGCGGCAGCACCACCAGCATCTACTGCGTGGCGCTGGGTGATCTGCTGACCACGATGATCCAGGGCCGCAATCGCGGCACCTTCGGCGTCAGCGTGCGCGAGCTGGGTGAAGTGCCCGATGCCCCCGTGGATCGGACCCGCATCGAGTGGTACGTGGGTGCGGCTGTCTTCAATGGCCGCTCCGCTGCCCGCCTGCGTGGCATCACCGACGCCGCTGTGGCCTGATCGCCACCCCTGACCTAACCCATCCATCCATCGGAGGAACACAACCATGGGACAGGCGACTGGCCTTTCTCCCCGCCGCGCGTATCACCTCGACGCCTCGACCGTTCTGGTCGGTGACGTCGGGGCCGGTGCCCGTGGCCGCGCCGCCGAATCCCGCACCGGGACCAAGCGGCTGCTCAACACCAGCCTCAGCGCTCAGAACACCTACAAGGCGATTCTGTTCGGCCAGACCAGCAATGCCGCTGGCGGCTACCTCGTGCAGGTGGCCCACGTCGCCCCCGGCGGTTCGCTGCCGGCCGACAACAGCGCCAACTGGGTGACCGTGGCGGCCCTCGAGGCCTCCGGCATCGGGACCACTGAGGTGGCCCTGAGCGGTGCCGCGATCCACAAGCTCGCCAAGACCGCTGCCAGCCTCACCACCGACACCCCCCGCCCCGTGGCGGTGCGTGCGGTGGCCGGCACCAAGGTCGTCGATGCCTCCGGCAACGTCACCGCCGGCAACGGCGTGCTGGTGCCCGCCGGGACGCTGACGCTGACCCTGCAACCCGAGTGATCTGGGGCCTGCGAGCCCTGTGACCCTGGGGCCCTGCGGGGCCCCTTTCCACTATCTGGAGAATCATGCCGATCGTTGTGGTGGGCGCCGGTGCGCCTGAGGTGCTGAGCAATGACCTCACCCCGTCCCCGTGGCCCGTGTCGGTGGTGGATCTGAGTGAACTGCCGGGCGGCGATGCGGAAGTGTTCCACGTGATCACGGCAGAGCCCGCCAGCGAGGAGCCCGCCTGCCCGGTGCCGACCCGCAAACGGCGCCGCTGACGGAAACATGCGGTAGCGAGGGCGGACCGTGGCCTGGATCGAGGACGAGACCTGGGCAATGGAGCAGGGCATTGATGCCCTGAAGCGCTTCGAGCTGGTCGATGCCAGCGGCGCTGCCTGGACCTTCGTGGGCTGGGACGTCAACGCCACCGTCAGCGATGCGCGGGCCCGCACGATCTACCCGGTGACGGTGACGGCGGACCCCTCGGGCGGAACGGTGCAGCTGGTGCTGCCCGAGGCGACGGTCAATGAGCTGAAGGTGGGCGGCGACTACCGGTACGACTGCCTGATGGTGCCGCCGGGCGCGACGGTGGCCGACGACCACTTCCTGGCGACAGGGCCCGTGACGGTGGCCCTGCGCTCCAGCCGGAGGGATCCCTGATGAACTGCCCTGATGTGGTGCGGGTGACGGTCCCGAGCGGGCCGTCAGTGGTGCGGGTGGTGACGCCTGGGCCTGCGGGTGCGCCGGGTGCGGCTGGCCCTGCGGGCGCTGCTGGGCCGGCTGGCCCTGCGATCGAGCTGCGGGTCAGCGGCGGGCAGGTGCAGTGGCGGGTGGTCGGCGGCACCACCTGGACGAACCTGATCACGACGGCGGAGCTCACGGGTCCGCAGGGGCCTGCGGGAGCAGCGGGCCCCCAGGGTCCCACCGGTCCTGCCGGTGCCACCGGCGCGACGGGTCCGGCGGGGCCCGCTGGTGCGGCCGGTGCTGCTGGCCCTGCCGGTGCAGCGGGCGCCAATGGCCGAGAGGTGGAGCTGCAGGCCAGTGCGACCCATGTGCAGTGGCGCTACGCCGGAGACGCCAGCTGGACGAACCTCGTCAGCCTGGCCTCACTGACCGGCCCCACTGGCCCGCAGGGTGCGACCGGTCCGCAGGGACCCCAGGGCGCCACCGGTGCGACGGGTCCGCAGGGCGCCACCGGCCCCCAGGGTGCGACGGGCCCCGAGGGGCCATCGGGTGTGGCCAACGCCACCGCGCCGATCACCTACGACGCCGGCACCAAGACTGTTGCGATCACGCCGGCCACCACCAGCGCCGCCGGCTCGATGTCGGCAGCGGACAAGACCAAGCTCGATGGAGTGGCTGCCGGCGCCACCGCCAACGCCACCGACGCGCAACTGCGAGACCGCTCGACCCACACCGGCACCCAGAGCGCCAGCACGATCACGGGCCTGGCGACCGTGGCCACCAGCGGGGCCTATGGCGACCTCACCGGCAAGCCCACCCTCGGCACCGCTGCACCCCTCGACGTGGCCGCCACCGGTGACGCCAGCAGCGGCCAGGTCGTCAAGGGCTCCGACAGCCGCCTGAGCGACGCCCGCGAGTGGTCGGCCCCCACCGTCAGCCAGGCCGACGCAGAAGCCGGCACCGCCACTGATCGCCGCGCCTGGACGGTGCAGCGGGTCTGGCAGGCCATCGCCGCCTGGTGGGCCGCTTCGGCAGCCAAGACGAAGCTGGACGGCATCGCCACCGGTGCCACGGCGAACCAGACCGATGCCTACCTGCTCAACCGCGCCAACCACACCGGCACGCAGACGGCCAGCACGATCAGCGACTTTGCCGCCTCCGCATCAGCGGCGGCCCCGGTGCAGTCGGTAGCGGGTCGCACCGGCGCGGTCACGCTCAGCAGCAGTGACATCAGCGGCCTGGGCACCCTGGCCACCCAATCGGGAACCTTCAGCGGCATCAGCAGCGGCACCAACACCGGCGACCAGACCATCACCCTCACCGGTGACGTCACCGGCAGCGGCACCAGCTCCTTTGCAGCGTCGCTGGCCAGCACCACCGTCAGTGCCGGCAGCTACGGCAGCGCCAGTCAGGTCGGCACCTTCACCGTTGACGCCAAGGGGCGCCTCACGGCGGCCAGCAACACCAGCATCAGCATTGCGTCCACGGCGATCAGCGACAGCACCACCGCCGGCCGGGCGCTGCTGACCGGGGCTGACGCGGCGGCGCAGCGCACCAGCCTGGGCCTGGCCACGGTCGCCACCAGCGGCAGCGCCAGCGATCTCAGCACCGGAACACTGAATGCAGCGAGGTTGCCCAACACAGCCGTCAGTGCCGGGAGCTACACCAACGCCTCAATCACGGTCGATGCCACAGGCCGGGTGACAGCCGCCAGCAGCGGCACGGCGACGGGAGTTGATCCCGTCATCGCAGGCATGATCTTCTGAACCCACCATGGCCGCACCTAACCTCAAGAGCCCCACCACGATCACCGGAAAGACCGCTCGCTATGCGGTTACAACCAGCTTGACCAATGCCCTAGCCAACGCCGCGAATAGCAACAAGGCCCTGAAGATTAACAGCATCTTCTGCGCCAATGTTGACGGTGTGAACGCTGCTGACATCAGCGTCAGCATCTACAACGGCACGACCGACTCATACCTGGCCTTTACCATTAGCGTTCCGGCTGATGCCACGCAGATCATCAGCACACAACAGACTTACTTCTACTTGGAGGAAGGCGACAGCATCAGAGCGGTTGCCTCTGCCAACGGTGACCTTCAGCTTAACATCGGGTACGAGGAGATTTCGTAATGCTGAGCAGGCATGGGCTGATCGGCAAGGACACAGACCTCACCCGCTACGGTGGCGTGTTGTCACCCCATGAAGGCACCCGCCGAGCTGCGAATGTAAACGGTGGTGCGCCGATGGGCGCCTATGCGTATGACACCAGCAACGTCACAGGCATTACCGGCACGGTGCGCCAGGTGCGCTGGGGGAAGAATGGCGAGCGGGCCTATGTGACGATCCTAGGCGGCACCAGGACTACTGCCGCAGTGCATCAGCTGAACCTGAGCGCACCCTACGACCTGGCCAGCCGCAGCAACCCAAGTAAGTCGGTGGTGGTAGGGGATTATTTTACGAACTGTGTAACGGTGGCATTTAATGACGCCGGCACCAAGATGTATGTGGGCGGGTATAACGGGACCAATGCTACAGACGAACGCCTAATTGAGTTTGACCTGAGCACAGCCTGGGAGCTGGATTCAGCAGTAGCACAGGTGCGCAAGCTCTACATTGGTGGCGACGAAACGACGCCGCGAGGCTTCACGTTCAAGTCAGACGGCACCCGGCTTTACGTGATCGGCACGACCGGAGACGACATTAATCAGTACACCCTGAGCACCGCATGGGACATCACCTCCGCTGGCGCGAGCACGACCCGCGCACTGGTGCCGTTGGTAGCGGCACTTACCACTCCGACATCCCTGGTGTTCAAGGACGACGGTACTAAGTGCTATGTGCTCAACAGTGGCAACGATGTCATTTATCAATTCTCCCTAGGAACCGCCTGGGACGTAAGCGGCACCTTCACTTACGACAACGTAAGTCTGACAACGACAACGCAAGAAGCGAACCCTAACGGCATCTTCATCGGCAACAGCGGCGCAGACCTTTACGTGCATGGCACAACAGGCGACAACATCGTGCGTTACACGATGAGCACAGCATGGGATCTGAGCACCGCCACGTTCACATCTGAAAGCACGGGCACAGGCGACGCCAGCCCTACGGGACTGTTCTTCCGTGACAACGGCGCCGTGGTCTACGCTGCGGGCACTGCAGCAAACACAATCCGAACCTATGCCCTGGGCACGGCATGGAACACGGCATCAACGCTAACCTTCGAGGATGCGGTTGGCCCATTCTTCGGAGGTGACCTGTGGGACGTATTCATTGGAGACAGCGGAACCAAGCTCTACTGGATAGACGACGCTCGCGACTGCATCTTCCAAGCAACCCTAGGCACCGCCTGGGATGTGAGCAGCGTTGAAGGCATGGCAATGAACGCCAGCTTGGTGCGTTATGACTCCATCCTGTTGGTAGATGGCGGCACCAAGTTGATTGCTGCTGATAACAGCGCCAGCCTCAGCCGCTATACGCTGAGCACTGCCGGCAGGCTGCACACTGCTGGCGCAAGGGATCAGGACGTAAGCATGGGCGTTGGCAACATCACGGGTATTGACATCAGCGGTGACGGACGAAAACTCTATGCGGTAGGGGTAAACAATTATGATGTTTTTCGCTTCACCCTATCACCTCCATTCAGCCTGACCGGCGCCACGCTAGACGGCAAGATCACTCCCGCAGGCGATCTCGGAACCGGGCAGACACCTGATTTCTCCGGTGTCAGCATCAACCCCGACGCCACCCACATTGAGGTGTGGCCCAGCACTAACGCCACCCTGGCCTTCCACCGCTACAGGCTGAGGTTCTGATGCTCTACTCCCACCAGGGCAGCCGCCCCGCCCCACTGCCGTTCCGCATCACCCTGGCGTCTGGTTTCACCCGCACCGACCCCGCGACCTTCACCCCCGAGGAGATCGCCGAGTCCGGCTTCACCGGCCCCTTCACCGAGCCTCCCTACGACCCCACCACCCAGGCCCTCGACTGGATCGACGGCGCCTATGTGGTGCGCGACCTGCCGCCGCCGGAGCCGACGCCGGACTGGGGCCGCTTCAAGGGTGCTCTGTTGAGCGATCCCGCCGCCAACACCGCCCTGGCCCAGGCCCTGCCGGTGGCTCCCTCGGCCGTGCTGGCCCTGCCGGCAGCCCTGATCGCAGCGGCGGCTGGTGCTGATCCCGCCGACTTCTTCGCCGCCTGGGGAGCTCTCCGCGCCGCAGACCTGATCCCCGCCGACCTGTTGACCACGATCGGCGCCCTGGCGGTCGCCTGCCACCTGCCCGCACCGTTCATCATCGAGCTCACCCGCCCTTTCGCCCAGTCGGTGGGCCAGACATGGACCGCACCGAACGGCAGCCAGTGGCGAGTGATCCAGGCACGGGATCCGCAGGGCCAATTCCTGGCGGACGACCCAGTGACCCCGGCACGGGAAAGCCTGGAGTGGGTGCTGGTGGCCTGACGTCACCGGCGCGGAAACCTCAGGCAACTGTGACCACGTGATGGCCGAAGGCGGCATCGACGGAAACGTCTTGGGCATCATCGATCGTCTCGGGAAGATGGAGGGCCTGCTGGTCGGCCTCCAGACATCAATGACGCAGAGCCAGGCCCAGGTGACGGGCTTCCTGTCTCGCGTCGAAAGCCTGGAGCGCCGGCTGGTGGAGCTCGAGAAGGTGCAGGTCACCCGGGCGGACCTTGAGGCCCTGGGGCAGAAGGTAGATGCTCTGGCGGTGAGTGAGGCCCGGCAGAACGGCGGGGCTGGCGCCCTGGTCTGGATCGTGCCGCTGCTGATCTCCCTGCTCGCCGCCGCTGCTGCGATCGGGAACCTGATGAAGGAGCCGGAGGCTGGCCGCCTGCTGCAGCCCCACTACCCCCAGCATCAGGAGCCCCGATGAACCCCACCGAACAGCGCGCCAAGGCCACCACCCTCGCGGCCCTGCTGACACCCGTGGCGGTGGGTCTGATCTACGTGGGGGCCAGCTGCGAGCGCTACAACCCAGGTGCCGGCAAGTGCGAGAGCCAGTGGGTGACGGCCCTGGCGATCGGCGGCATGGGCGGGGCGTGGTCCGCCGGCTTCTGGCAGCCCAACCAGGCCCTCCGCGAACGGGATCGGCGCCTGCTGCAGGGTGAGCCCACGGTGCCAGGAGTTGAGCCGGAGCCCCTGGACGACCCCCTGCCGGACCCCGGCACCAT